ATCTCAAGGAGTCTCAACTTCAATGTTCTGACTGTACCTGTTAAACTCTTGATTAACAATGCTAGCGATTAACCAAGTGAGAGCAGGATAGCTTTCACCCACTTCATCACTCCCTAACACTACATACGGGCCTACTAGCAAAATCTTCCCAACCTAAATTGGGAACCTTCGCGTTCCGACGTGACTCCATTTCCTCCAGCATTTAACCTGCCACAGAGCATGACCTTGAAATTGAGACTCCCTTTAAAATTCAGATACTACATTATGATACTCCAGTTTCCAACAGCTAGAGGTTTCAAAATTACTCATAAGAGGTAATATCCTTGATATAGGGAGCGCGCCCCCAGTATGGGGCAATGGTTTTACTAACATGGTTTCGGTTTTCCTTCCGACATCCGGACTGGTTTTTCCACGACCGCCCGGCGAGCAGCATTTTGTCCTCCAAACATCTCACGATTCTGAGACATAATCTGCATAAATGCAGACGCTGAATCAGGCTCACTAGACGTTTGGGCAGGATGCTCCATGTTAGACGTTGGCAGAGTCAAAGACAACTTCTTGTCTGCCAACATAGCGTAGATCCTCTCCTCTACACTAACCACTCTGTCGAGTAGTTTCGCAGCCTCAGAACCACCACTATGGTGCGACGACTGCAGCTTCTTAAACCTATCCATTCGGGATAACAGCACCGATGTAGGCGGCACTGTTAAAGGCCCCACAACGGCCAATGTTTGTTGATCGAGTGGGGCAATGTACAGGTCTGAAGCAGCTGCTGCGTCACCAACATCACCATTGTAATTAATTTGAAACCACAAGGGTCCAGACAAATTAACCACAACGGCCATGCAGATGCCATAGTTGACATTGCTGGCTCCGGGGTATGCGAGAATGGATGTGAGAGTAAAACCAGAGGGGGGACCCGCGGTCGTAATTGTTACTGTAGGATTTTCTCCTGCATTCGTAAAATTGACAGTGACCAAATAAATTCCAGGATCGACCACAATGACGTCATAGACGCCATCAAGGCCGGCTGAATCATCAATGATCACATCAAGGGACCCTCCGGAATATGTGGTGGTCGCTGGCGGTGGACCCGCCAAAGGTTGATTCCATTGCTGAAACCAACTTTGATCACCAGATATTGAATCCAATTGAGGAGTAGAAAGAACTATATCATACTCAACATAAAACTCACCAGCTGTAAAAGGAGAAGATTCACTTTGCGTGGCAACAAAAATATTGCCAACAAAATAAGTTTTCTCATCTGTACTCGTGGGAGTCGTTAAGCTTCGTGTGATATAGTATTCCTTATACTTATGGATATTATACCCCGCACATTCATAAACTGATGCAAACCACGGCGGAGACCGTACTGCGCCATCGTAAGTCATGAATTGTAGCTTATCAACTGGTGGTGGATCCACCGCGTCAAAATCAACCGCAACCATAACCGTTCCTTCCTTTCCAGTTCCACATTGCGGCTCATAAATGAACCTCAAAGAGTTAAACCGATATGTTTCAAACCTAGTTGCAATGCCTGATAACCAGGGGAACAACTGTCTGTTCCCAGGATTAATGGGCAATGCAACCATATTATTAAACGTACCGGAATCTCCAAATGTGATATCCTGGACGTACTCGCGGTGGCGTACGCTCATCCCTGTCTTGGATGAGCGCATTCGGGCCTTCGTGTGCTTTACATACGTGCCATTAGCAGCCGGCGCAGAGAGCGCCATGCTGCTATTATAACCTCCAAGGGCGAGGTTAGGTGATGCCATGGCAGAGGCACCACTTGTTGGAAAGGCTAATGTCGCAAGAAGCGGACCAAGCTCCTGAGCTAGACTCCTGGCTACTTGTCCTACACCAGAAATCACCGAACCTACCTTAGAGGCCGTACCTGCAATCGTGTTACCACGACCACCCTTCCGGCGTCCAGGTCGCCTTCGCCTGGCCTTTCCCTGTTGTTGTTGTTGTTTCTTCTTGCCACCCATGTAATTTTTCGCTGAACCTTCCACCAGCGCTACACAGATAGCTTGTTATCCTATCCAGATGGGGACTATGCCGTAACGTATACCTGAATTGTTGCCACAATTCAAGGCTGAAGTTGGGTTGACTGAGCAGACGATAAAACGTTTTGGACCACGTCATCGGTTCCCAATCTCCCCCAGCTTTAATCAACGCACTACAGAACACTGCTCCTCTTTCCAATGAACAAACATTGTACTCCCGGACGCGATGTCCGTAGCGTAGATAAAACTCTTCGGCCCCGGCCACAAAAGACTCGAGGGCATCATCTCCATAAGCAATCACCCAACTCGCGCCAATCAAATAGCCTAATGCCACTTTGATTCGCGAGTTTCCTGATGCTGTTAGATATGATCCCGACTTTTGCAATCCCGGTGTCAGCTGCGCCACCATACTCCCATCTTTGAACACAAATAGACCCCTACACAAACACCGCACACGTGCACGTGCGGCATTCTTCCAAAATTCGCTCGCCTGATCTGCGAGCCGAATTCTGGCCTCTATTTCAAATTCCATCTCCCAATTTTGCACCGACCAATCGAAGCCAGAAATATCAATATCCACGACTTTCTCCTTGCGCATCCTAGCGAATATTTCTTCTGCCAGATATTGCACATCTTCATCTTTACCGGTTGAACAACCGGGTTTAGACGGGATATGTCGCCAATCACGAATTTCTGCTTCGACTTGACGGTAGTGCAACACGCGCTCAACCAACTGATCTATTAATGAAATAGAACAGATCAATCGGAAACGCCTTTGTTGCACCTTTAAAATGGGATGTGGCTCTTTCTTAATAAACAAACGTATAGGATCTACGTATCCACCCCTCACCAATTCCTCGGGACTCATATTCTCAAGATCTCCAACGTTACTTCGCGCCAATAAATTCAATCTCTCACGAACACAATTAACAACTAGGTCTCGATGTTTAGACAAGACCTCTTTGTTTGTATTCCCAAGAGTTTGTAATGGTACGCCGGGTTTTGATCGTCCACTGACATCATCCCTAAGGAGACTTTCAATGACTTTGTCAAAAATCGCATCGTCGCACCAATCAGCGGGTTTCACTTTTGGATAATCCTGACAAACTCGTTCCAATAGAGCTTCCTTCATACCAGCACTTGGTTCATCCCCAACGAGAAATCTATCAGCCTGATATTCAAAGGAAGCTTTCTCTGCTTCCACTGAACGTTCCGGCCATGACCATTCGTTCAATTCAACGAAATGGTGCTTGGCGGCAGAACAATCTTCATTTTCTGGCCGATATTTTCCCGGATGGGTCTTTGCATTACACACACCGGCAGGACGCCAGCGCATGTTGCTGTTTTGGGTTTCTCCAATCTCGAAACGGTAGTTGCCGAGGTTGATGAGGTGGTCAAGCCACCCTGACCCTTCATTTTCTTCGGGGCCTCCGGCGACAGGGTCTTCACCGGTGCCCTCAAGTTTACCGACTCTACCGTGGTGGGAGCAGCTCCTTTCCTTTTCCTTCGCTTCCTCTGGTCTTGTTTGATTTCGACCGGAGGAAGTGCACATTCGGGGCGACGAACATTGAAGTTCGCCTCAGGACGGTTATAGTCACCTATAATCGTCGTATCTGCCCAACTTGCCGATCCTCTCTCTATCTCTTCCTCAACGAACTCCCCCCAGCTCAAACCCTCAATACTAAAATCCCGGGTTGGATATGTCGCAAACATGTTCTGGTTCGTAACCAATCGATACTGTTTCTTCGACATATTAACCCGGGCTTCATATTTAAAGTCGGACTGGAGTTCTTGATTTCTCTTCCAATTCTTCTGACCTCCACCTTCGGTGAAAGTCTCCTGGACTCCGTCAAGAGCAAGAAAAGCTAAACTAATAGCCATATTAGAGGGTTTACCGCCTTGCGGGGCCGCTCCTACGTGTATTCCTATTGCTGCCCCCCCACTCCGCAATAAAGTTCCGCTGAATGAAGGGTATGTAGTACATGAATGGGCCAATCCTAGTGGGGTGCGAGTGTCTGTGCGTGCCACGCCATAAGTTGTGACCAACTTCTCAGAATTACCCGTTTTAACGTATCCAATAGAATGCACACCCGCACCATATGCGGATGCCATAGACACCTTAATTGGGGAAACTCCGAGCTTTGACCACACCTCATTATCAACCTTGAAAACAATCACATCAAGATCTCGACTATAAGCATGTACTTTCCACTTACCATCCACCTTAACCATCTCCTTACCATGACACATATGAATCGGCAGCCCAAAATTAATCAAGCCTTCGTAAACGTGAAAAGCAGTTATCAGGAAGTTTGATCCCTCCCCGATGGTAATACGACTACCACAACCGAGCACCGTATTTACTTGCCCCTCTTCAAAACACCGGAAGACAACCATATCTTTAGGTTCCGCTTGCAACGTGCAAGGTCGGGACTGAGGTATGGCCATCTCTCGAGGATCTTTGAGTTGCGCGGCTATTCTCGGAATCTCAGAAATGTCCAGGTTCACGTATCCTGCCACACCATCTCTGGTGTAGTGTACTCTGACCTTACCATTTATGAGCTCCAACTTACCATCGCACTCATCTTCGGGTGAGTGAATTAAATCGGGTATCTGCTCGATCACTACTGCTTGCCATTTACGACGCGATATATACCACGCCACCAACCATCTGCACAACAGTAAAGAAATAATTATAGAATTGGTAACCAACATTACCATTCCAATGTGCAAAAGAATCCAATCATTACGACAAATTTTCTTACGCAACAACGGACCCTCCACACCAAGCTTGTCACATAGTGGGAAATACCATCCCCCTTGTAAAATGCCGCGTGCAAACATACAAGAGTATATTAAACACTGGCCACAAAACCATTGGGATATATTTCTTGGCCACACTGTACCAAGTGAACAATGAGCCAGCACGCCAAGAACAATAGCGACCACCCAGGTCACAATTCTGACGCACCAACTCATTGCGGATTCTAAACGTGTGCCGATCGCTAAGCAAGCTAGTTGCAAATTGACCGGAAAATCTGATTCTTCATCAATCA